ACGGGTGAGTTTCACATTGCGGTCAAGGGCAAGCGGACGTGTCGCGTCCGCTACCTGAACGGGTCCAGCGCGCAGAGCTATTTCCGGCTATCGACGCAGTACGGCACGTTTCGGCTACCTAACCAGAGCATCAACCAGACGCTTCAGAACGATGCCGACGCTGCGGCTGTTCGGCCCTCGCACTTTCAGTACGAGGCGGCGCTTGGACGGCGCGCGGGCGTCACGACCTGGAACAATTTCGGATACAATTCTGACGTAGACATAGGAACAGAGATTGTCGCGAATTTCGGCGGGACGTTCACGCCACTGGCTGCGGCCAGCACGCTGACGTTCACCTGCTCGTCCAACTCGGATATCGATGGCGGCACAGGCGCGCACGGCGTGGTTGTCTATGGGGTAGACGCGAACTGGAACAGCCAGATCGAGGTGGTGCTGCTGAACGGCACGACGCCGGTCGTCACGACATCAACGTGGCTGGGCATCAATCGCGCGGCGGTCTATCTGGCGGGATCGGGCAAGGCGAACGCCGGGACGATCACCATCACGGCGACGACGGGCGGCGCCACGCAGGGGCTGATCGCGACAGGCGAGGGAACGACGCAGAACGTCATCTTCTTCGTTCGCGACAATTATCAGGCGCTGATCGACTTCATCTTCCTCAATGCCGAGAAGCTTTCTGGCGGTTCGACGCCCAAGGTCACATTCAAGATATGGGTGTTCTCGGCTGTCTCGAATGCGAAGTACGAGGTGTTTCGTTATCTCATCGATACCTCTGCGGGCGACGGACACCTGGACCTGAGTATGCCTCAGCCGCTGGTAGTTGGCGAGAAGAGCGCCGTGTGGGTCGAGGCCACGACTGACACCAACGACACGTCGTGCAAGGCAAGGTTCTCGCTGGTTGAGGTTGCCGACTGATGGCCACCAAGTTGAGCGGGACAATGCAAGCTGAATGCAAACGATACTATTGGTGGAGCTTCGCCCGGCTCCAACATGATTGAAGAAGCGGGCGAAGACATGCTGAACGAAGACGGTGCAACCAAGCTAAACGAGGAGAATGCCTGATGGGCAAGATTAGCGCTATGACTGCCCTAACGGGCGCAAACACTGCTGTGGGAGACCTGGTGCCTGTGGTCGATGTATCGGCCACGACATCCGGCTCGAAATCGATGACGCTGCCTGAGTTCTTCGCGTCGTTTCCTGTGGTCATCACCACGGAATTGACCGGCTCGGGCGCTGCTGCTGCGGATGAATACCTGATCTCGGATGGCGGTGTTCCCAAGACCATCACCGTGCCGGAATCGGTCGCGGCTCAGTTTGCTGCGGTCACGACCACGATGCTTGGCTCTGACGTGGCCCCCGCCACTGACGAGATCATCGTGTCGGATAACGGCGTTCCGAAGACGATGACGTTCGACGAGCTGATCAGCGCGGTGGCCCTCAACGGCTTTGCAACGCTGGGCGATATCTCTGGTCCGCACGTTGACCAGGCAGCAGCGGCGACGGCGATCAGCGGAACCGGCAAGCTGTGGTATCAGACCACGACCGGCCTCCTTGGCATCACGTTGACCTAATGACGCCAGAAGAGAGCAAAGCCCTTCAGGCCAGACGCAAGGTTCTGGTCGATATGAAGGAAGACGCCATCGGTCGCGCCAATCAGGCGACTGGTGGCATCGCTGTCATCGACGCGCTCCTCGCTACGGATCGCGTGGACATCGCCACCATCCTGCGCCCGCAAGCGGTTCCTGCCGAGGAGCCGCGGACGGGTACGGATGGCTGACGACCGGCGTTCTGTCATCCCTGAACCGGAGCGGATCGCCCTTCGCCCCGACCAGGCCCCGCCGCTCACCGTGGACGACATTGCGGCCATCAAGGCTGTGATGTCTGCCAGGGCATCGGGACCGCAACAGGCGTGGTTCGTTCAATACCTGCTCAACATGACGGGCGTCGTCGCTGGCGAACAGATGATGTCGTCCGAGGCATGGGCATTCAACGCGGGCAAGCGCTGGGTCGGGGCAACCCTGCTCAGCATAGCCGAGGTCAGGCTTGTGACCACGGGCGTCCGCAAGGCAATGGAGACTGAGAATGGCTGAAGAAGCAGAAGCAGCAGTTGTGGAAGCGCCGGCAAAGGCTGCACCCGCACCCAAGGCAGAAGCAAAGGCGGTCCCGGCGAAGGCAGAAGCTGCACCCGCTGAGGCGAGTGAGACGTCATCGGACTATGACTGGCGCGGCAAGCTGGCCGGTGAAGATGCCAAGTTCCGCAAGGAGCTGGATCGGTTCACGGACGAAGGCTCGTTCGCCAAGGCGTACAAGGAAGTCCGATCGAAGGCGACGGACCCGCGGCGTGTGTCCATTCCCGGCGATGATGCGACCGACGAGGACCGTGCAGCCTATGCCAAGGCGCGCGGCATCCCTGAGACACCGGACAAGTACGAGATCAAGACCAAGCCTCCGCAGGGCTATGAGCCCAATGACACGGACAAGGAGCGCCTGACTGACATCACGGCGTTCCTGCATTCCAAGGGCGGCGTCTACGCTGATCCGGCTGTGATTAATGCGGCGCACGAGCTTTACTATCGGGAAGCCGAGACGGCTGTGGCTTATGCCATTGCAACGGCTGCGCGTCAGGCTGAAGTGACCAACGAGATGCTGGGCAAGCTGTGGCCTGGCCCTGAGAAGGCTCGCAATGTCGGCTTCGCCAAGGCTGCGGCGGCGCATTACTTCGGCAAGGAATGGTCGGATATCGCGGACATGCAGTTCGCGGACGGCTCCCTGCTGGGCGATAACGTGCAATTCATCAAGGCAATGGCGCGCATTGGCCGTGAGACGATGGAGGATCCGATCTTCCTCGAGGCCGGGCGCAATGGCGCGGATGCAAGCAAGTCGATCCAGAGCGAACTGGACGGCCTGCTGGCGCTGCGTGCGACCAACCGAGCCAAGTACAACTCCTCCGAGACGCAGAAACGTCTCGCAGAACTCTATGACGCCAAACAGCGCCATGAAGATCGGTCTGCCTCAAACTAGGGGCGGATCACCAGGCTGACTGTCACCCCCGGCGATCAGGGTTGATGGCTCAGCGCGCAGTAACCTGGAAACAGCCCTGCGAGCTTTTCGAAGACTGTCACGCGGCCCTCGGCAACGAGTAACCCACGCGGCGGACGGCATCGCCATTTCTGTCATTCATCACACAAAGGATGCAGCACATGGCTGTTAACCAGATCACTGCGCAATTTCGGACGCAGTATAACGACGAGTTCAAATTCGACTACGAACGCGAGCCCTCGCTCCTCAAGCAGACCGTCCGCAACGACGGCGCGCAGCACGGATCGACGGTGAAGTGGGACGTTGTCGATCCTTCCGATGCGGCCAACGTCCGCACCCGTGACGGCCTCATCCCCGTGTCCCAGCTTGGCCTCAGCCAGGCGACCGGCACGATGGAGGAACACTTCAAGAAGTATCAGATCGACTCGTTCGACCTGTTCCGCGCCAACCCGAACACCCGCGCCGCGCACGCTCGCAAGGGCCGTGCATCGATCAACAAGTCGATCGACCAGGCGATCATCGATGCGCTCGATGGATCGTCCAACGCGATCAACTCCGGCTCCGCCATCGATTTCGGCGTCAAGTCCACGTTCCTGACCTGGGTCTCCCAGTTGATGAACGCTGACGTTGAGTGGAACGGCAACATCTGGGGCGTCATCACCCCGAATGCGTGGCTTCAGATGGAGACGATCAACGACTTCGTGTCGATCGACTTCAACGACGTGAAGCCGCTGGTCGAAGGCGCACCGCCTGTTGGTCAGTATCGCGAATGGCTCGGGGTCAAGTGGCTGCGCCACACCGGCCTCACCGGCAAGGGTACGAGCACTGCCAAGTGCTACATCTACGACATGAACGCGATCGGCCACCAGATCGACGGCGAGCCGCAGACGCATATGTACTACGAGGACGAAGAAGATCGGTACGGCACATGGGTGAAGACGATCCATTGCGCCGCTCTGGTCCTCACGCGTGGCGTCTATCGCGCCGTGCATGACGACACCGCGTCCATCGCTTAATCCCCTGAACGGAAGGAAACTGAACTATGGCTTATACTCCTGCAAGTTTGGGGATGGTCTCGAACTCTGGCGGTCCCCTCGGCATGTCAACGTGGACCTACGACACGGTCGATACCAACTCGACGGTGTACGCAATCGGGTACATCTCTGATGCTCTCGAACGCGGAATGCAGAAGGGCGACCTTGTGTACGTCCGCATCTGGACGACTGCGACGCCGACCACCTCGGCGGAAATGAGGACGGCTGCTGGCACCGCCAACATCCTGACGGCGATGTACATCCACATCGTGCTCGGCATCTCGACTGCCGGCGCGGCGGACCTGACCAACGGTCTGGCGATTACGATCACCAACTCATGACGGTGTTGGTTATCGTCTAGACGCAACTGGGCGGGGGCTTCGGCCTCCGCCCTTAATTTTCTGGAGACAACATGGCCGACCCGATGCGCTGCCCGACGAAGAACGTTCTGGAGATCGAGCACGACGGCAAACAATTTGGCACCTACGTGGCGACATTGCCTGTCGGGCATTCGCTTGATGACGTAATGGCGCCGGAATACTTCGGACGGATGCAGGCGCGTGGTCCGACCGACAAGCTTCTGCGTGAGGGCGACTTCATCGATGTCCGCCCGGCTGACTGGTCCTGGTATGTGCGCCTGATGGTCCGCGCCTGCCTTGGCTCTGTGGACAAGGTCATCACCTCGGCCATTCATGGGCCGGTGGTGTTTGAGCACGGCACGCTGCCGAGCGGCTGGTCGATGCAGTACATGGGCATCGAGCGCAAGTGGACGATCTTCTTCAAGGGCGTCGAGAAGGCTGCGATGTTCAACTCATCGGAGCAGGCGCGTGCGAAGATCATCGAACTGGGTGGTGAGCCTGACGATGGTGAGGCTCCCAAGCGACGAGGTCGCCAGCCGCGCACCGCCACAGACACTCGACTGGATGCTGAGGCTGTCTGATGACGACCTGTTCCATCGATAGCTGTGGGAAGCCGGTTGCTGCCCGTAGCTGGTGCAAGGCGCACTGGACGCGCTGGCGCAGAAACGGAGACCCCTGCGGTGGCAGGCGAACTCCGGGCGATCTGTCAGTGCTGCTTCAGAGCCTGCTCAAGATGGAAACAGACGAATGCATCACCTGGCCGTCCAATAATCTGAACAGGTACGGCTATGCTGTGATCAAATGGGAGGGGAAGCAACAGCGAGTGAACCGCGTCGTTTGCGGTATCATGCGCGGCTCCCCGACCAATTCAAAGATGCACGCAGCGCATTCATGCGGCAATCGAGCGTGCGTTAATCATCGCCACCTAAGATGGGCGACCCCTACTGAAAATCAGGCCGATCGTCTTCTGCATGGCACAGATGGACGTGGCGAGAAGAATGTAACCTCAAAGGTTTCCGAACAGGATGCACGCGCCATTCGTCATGCATGGAAGGCGCGTGAATCAAACCAAGCGGAAATCGGGAAACGGTTCGGCATCACGCAGTCGGCGGTGTCCAGCATCGTGACCGGAAAGAACTGGGGGTGGCTCGATGACAACCCAAACTGACATCATTTCAGATGCCCTCGAACATCTCGGTGAGCCAGCATCGAGCGGCCCCGATGACGATAGCACATGGGTTGTACGACTGACGCAGGCTTATGACCGTGAGGTCAAGAAGCTGTTCGAGGTTCACACCTGGAACTTCTCGCTCGTCAAGTCTCAACTCGCCGCAGTGAGCCCGACCCCTGATGGCTGGGCCTATGGCTTCACCAAGCCTGCGAAGTGCAAGCGCATCGTCAAGGTAGCGTCTGTCTCAACACCGACCGCCAGCCAGATTCCGTATCTGGATTTCGGCGGTCGCATCCTGACTGATTCCGAGACTACATGGCTGGACTATGTCGATGGCGAGAAGATCGACAGTCCAGGCATGTGGCCGGAAGTATTTGCCGGTGCGCTTGCCGCTCAACTGGCGTGGAAGGTCTGCCCGGTCATTGGCTCGTCTGACGTGAAGAAGGACGAGCTGCGCAAGACGATGCGGCGCAACATCACTGAAGCGAAGCTGTGGGACGCGCAGCAGAACGGGCCGTTCGTAATCCCTCCGGGCGAGTACGAGAAAGCGCGCTACGGTTTCTCACGGCGTTACAATGGGTAAGGTCAACGTAACGACGCTTGCGCTCAACGGTGGCGAGGCTGACAAGCAGACACTGGCGCGGGCTGATCTCGACATCTACTCCCGCCTCGCTGAGACGATGGAGAACTGTTTCCCGTACACGAACGGGGGCATGTCGAAGGTTCCCGGCTCCAAGTTCCTCGACGATGTGACGGCGCTGGCGCAGATCACGGATGAGGGCGGCACGGTCATCCTCGAGGAAGATGGCACGACGGAGATTGTCACGGAGGGCGAGAGCCTCGGCATCCTGCGTCCGTTCGTCCGGTCGCGGGAGATTTCCTATGCGCTCGAGCTATCGGCAAACCAGATGCGGTTCGTTGACAATGCGACGGCGACGTATGTGACCATCACTGGCGCGCAAGCCACGATCGGCGCGTTCTCGGATCAATCTGCGGCTCCGTCGTCAGGCGGCGCGGCCCCGATCACGGGCGGCACCAGCGATGTGGCTGACCCGTTCTACGTGGACATCAATTTCACCGGGTACGGCTACTTTGGGTATGGTTCGTAATGGGCATATCGGTATCAGGGGCCGACGTTGCCTTCACGACCACGGCAGGCAGCGAGGCGATTGCACGCTCGGCTGTGACATCGTCAGCGCCCACGTCAGAGGTCACGTTCTCGTTCGAGATTACACGCAGGCCGCTGAAGATGCGGGCAGGGACGAGCGCAGGCGGGCAGGAGATATTCACTGACCTGACGCTTTACCCCGGCCAGCATCTCATCACGTTCACGCCTGGCGTCTCGCCCTATTACGTCGAGTTCCGCCTGCCAGACATCGGCTATGTCGGGGCGGCAGAGGGCAAGTCGAACCTGCTCGGGTTCACGAGCCTCGGGGCTGGCGACCTGACGCTGGAGACGCCGTGGCAGGAGGACACGCTGCGGTCCCTGCGGATGGAGCAGAGCTTCGACGTTGCATGGATCACGACCAAGGGCGTGCAGACGCGGGTGCTTGAGCGGCGCGGGGATAAATCGTGGAGCCTTCGCAAGTACCAGCCGGAGAATGGGCCGTTCTCCAACCTCAACATCACGACCTCGACGATGACTTGCAGCACCAATACTGGCGCTGGGACGCTGACGGCATCATCTCCGATCTTCAGGGCCACCCATGCTGGCGCGCTGATGAAGATCACCCATCAGGGCCAGTACATCACGGCATCGATCGACGCCCTGGCCGAGTATTCGACAAGCGCCAAGGTCACGGGCGCTACCACCAACCGCAACCTTCAGCTCACCATCTCGGGCGTGTTCGTCGGAACGCTGGTGCTTCAGCGCAGTATCGGCTCCGAACTCAACTGGGTGACGTACCAGACGCACACGGGAACGACCGACACGACCTACAACGACGCGCTCGACAACCAGATCATCTACTACCGGGTGCTGGCGACGGCATGGACGAGCGGCACGGCCACGGTTGTGCTCCAGCACGCCAACGGATCGACAGACGGGATTGTCCGCATCCACAGCGTCGAGGCTGACAACTCTGCGACGGTCGATGTGCTGACGCCTGTGGGCAAGACGACGGCGACGACGGACTGGGCGTTCTCTGCCTGGTCGGATGCTTCGGGCTGGCCCGCGGCCATTGCTCTGTCAGATGGCAGGCTGTGGGCTGGCAGGGACGATCGCTTCTGGGCGTCCGACTCGGATGACTTCGAGAGCTTCGAGATCGGGGCGGATGACGCCAATGCATTCACGCGCCGGGTCACGGGCGGCTGGGGTTCGGTTCGCTCGATGCTGGGCGTGGACAAGCTTGTGATCTGCATGGACGCACGCGAGGCCGAGGTCTCGTCCAACACGCAGGACGACATCCTGACGCCGACCAATGCGGCATCGCGGCCAAGGTCAAGGCGCGGTTCGGCTGATGCGCAGGCAATTGCGGTGGATGCCGATGCGGCGTTCATTGACCGTTCGACCCGCAAGCTGTTCCGCATGGTCTCGGACGGCAACAAGTATGAACTCAACGAGCTGACCCGGTTGCACCGGACGGTCGCCGGCGACGAGGGATCAGCGGACGGCTTTCTGGAGTGTGCGGTACAGTACAATCCAGAGCCGAGAATATGGCTCCCGTGCGACGATGGCCGGATGGCTGTGCTGCTCTATGAGCCGATCGAGGGCGTGGTTGCGTGGTGCAGGCTGGTGGATACCGGGGCGTACTACGAAAGCGTCTGCTGCCTTCCTGGTGACGTTGAGGACAGTGTTTATTTCATCGTGCGTCGGACGGTGAACGGCTCGACGGTAAGGCACGTCGAGAAGCTTGCCGCCGAGGCGTGGGAAGACATGGAGGATGTCTGGCGCCTGCGGGGTGCGGTTGTGTATTCCGGGGCTGCGACGACGGCTATCAGCGGGCTCACCCACCTCGAGGGCAGGACGGTCTATTCGTGGACCGATGGCTACCAGCAGGGGCCTTACACGGTCACGAGCGGGGCCATCACGCTGGATTATGCAGCGTCCTATGCAATCACGGGCCTGCTCTATGAGGGCAAGTACAAGTCGCCGCGGGTGATGGGCGGGGCGTCGATGGGTACGGCGATGACGCAGGACCGGAAGGTCACCCGCATCGGGCTCCTGCCTTACCGGACAGCGCCGGGCGCCCTGAAGTGGGGCCGTGATTTCACGAACATGGAAACGATCAAGGGCGATGACCCGGTGACGTTCGATGCGGCGATGGTCGAGATTACGGACGACATCAACAAGCCGTTCGCGGGTGCGACGAGCAAAGACCCGAGGGTGTGCCTGTCGATGCCGACAGCGGGGCCTGCAACTGTTCTGGGGCTGGTCCCTCACCTGGAGACGAACGAGAAGTCTGCGTGATTTCGCGTGAGAACCTCGATGTGTCCCACTTCATTGAGTGGGGGGTGGAGGAGTATCCGCATCCCAGCCGGTTC